GAGTTCTTTGAGCCTAAGGAGTGGCGTGGTCAATCTGCTGATAAGAAGCAAGGTAGCTCTGGTGTTGTCCACGATGTGAACATCAAGACCACACAACGGTTAGTCGCTATGCTTTACGATAACCTTCTGGAACAGAACGTGTGTGAGGAACAGGCCCGTATGGTGCTACCTCAGAATACCATGACTGAGTGGTACTGGTCGGGTAGCCTCGATGCCTTCAGTGATATGTGCAACCTCAGATGCAAGCCTGACACACAGGCAGAGACACGAGAGGTGGCACGACAGATCGACCACAAGATGATTGAGTTGTTCCCTGTGTCTTGGGATGCCCTTACGGAGAGTGATGATGACAGGAAAGATTGAAGTTAAAGACATCAAGATCAACGAAGATGGTGGTGCTACATATACATTCGATCTAGACGAGAAAGCCTCTGGGTTAGCCCAAGAGGAAGGTCTAAAGCTCTTGCTGTACTGTGGTCTTACCAAGGTTGATCTTGATGATGTCTATAATTGGATACTCGATCAGGCCGAGACTCCTGAGTCCATATAAGGCCCCTAAGCACCTTGACCCCATGAAAACACGTTAGGCCCCTCTAGGGGGCCTCTCCGTGGCTCTCAGAGCTACCTAAAGGATGTGAACATGGTAGCTTCTTCAGAGATGATCGGTCGCTTAACCTTATTAGGGTTAGATGCGTTATCCATGAACTTCTCTAGTTCTCCATCTAAGAGGCTTTGTTTGTGCGCTTGTTCACCTGCAACCTCGTCTTTGTTCATCTGTTCTACGAAGTAACCCACGGCCATGCTTAGAGCATCTAGGCGGTCATCGTGTCTCAGTGAACCTTTGTCGGTTGTGATGCGTGTCAGTTGATAGATCAGCATCTTGTGGAACCTTACGGCTTGCTCGTATTTCTGAGCGGTCCTGTAGTCTTCCTCGATCACCTTGGGGTCCATGACGAGCTTGTGTCGCATCATCACAGGTTCAAGTGTGTCGATAATCCTACGTTCCTTCTGCTTACTGTGGCGTACCTCTTCGATCAACACGGGGTGTATCTTACTAAGCACGGGTTGTAGCAGTTTCATGAACATACCATCACCAAAGTTGCTCTCGATCACAACGTGATTAACCTTATATTTTTTTGCGATATGGCTGAGTTCAGTGAGCGTGGTATCATCATAACCACCACTGAGACCCCCACAGGCAACCACATAGAGATAACCGTTGAGCATCTTAACGACAGCGTAGCCTGTTTCATCTGCCCCACGACCACTAGGGTCGATGGACATGACACTACCAGTGAAGTCACTAAAGACATCCCCCACGTTCATTGGTGGGTACATACGGTCCCCTCGCATAGCTGCGTTGGGTAGATCGTTTAGCGCACGGTCCTCTAGAGGTCCCCAAGTTAATCTCAGGGGTCCCTGTTCATCGTCTACGGACATGATGATCATATCTCGTACCTTGAGAGGGAAACGCTCCATATCTGATAGCTGGGTCGATAGCATGAACTGCATCGCAAACCCTGCTTTACCGTAGGATGCTTCTCGCTCCAAAAGGTCAGCCTCTCCAAACCGCTTGGGGTCAGTAGGCTCTGTAGGTTTGAGATCGAGGCTCTTGATGAACTTAGCTAGGCTCTCACCGTACTTATCCATCTCTTCAGCCTTAGGCATCCGTGCTGGCCAGATTTGGCATTGATAGCCACGTTCAGGGAGTTTCCCGTACAGGCTGTCTTCAGTCTGAGGGGTCCCCAAGAACACCACACGGGATGTCGGGAGCGGTTTAAGAACCGCATCGAACTCTTTGATAGTCTCAGCTAACTTGTCGCGCATCTGTTGCGTACCAGAGTTATTCAAGACCTCAATATCGTCTGCTACGATCAGGTCAGCACGAGACCCTGTGATCTGTGAGGTGATACCCACGGATTTAACACTAGGAGACTGCGAGGCTGTCGCTGGGCCTACGTCAAAGCTGATCTTAGACTGCCGTTGTTCTGATCGGGGCTTCAGGTACTCTAGACCCTCTAGCTCCCATATGAGGCGCTGACAGAATGTAGAGAACGCATCGGCACGTTCCTTGGATGCTGATACAACAAGTATCTTAGCTTCAGGGTCTTTGAGAAGACGCCACACGACATAACCCGCTGTGAGGTGTGACTTCCCTACCCCACGAAAAGCCTGAATGATGGAACGCTTAGGTCCATGCTGCAAGTAGTCTGCGATATCTAGCTGTACTGGGGTTGGCTCTGGAAGGCCGAGGTGTTGGTGGATGTAGTAAACGAATATCTTAAAGTCTGATCTTATTTTTTTGTGAAATGGGGTTTCAGGTATAGCCATAATTATCCTTGATCAAAAAAAGAGGTCCCCTAAGGGACCCCTAATTTTTTTACGTTAAGTCTACGATTTCGCAGGACCCGCCAGTACAAGCCAATGTTTGTGACCCGATTGTTGTGTCTTCCTCTTCGTATTCTTTGAGTTTCGCCCAATCGATGCTTTCAGGCATAACAGACAACAGCTTTTTGTAATCTGACTTACCTACTTCCTCGTATGGAGCCTGTTGATATGTGTGTTCCGAGTAAGGCAGGAACGACACACCAGACATCTCGTCAAAGTTCTTGTAGACAAATGCGCCTACCTCAAACCATTCGTCAGAACGGACATTTATAGTCACGCTAGGTTTGTGCTCACACCATGAACGCTGGTAGGCCAACCACATCTCTAGTTGGTCAATCGCGGACATATCTGAGGTGACCACAGCCTTATCAGGGGCCTTCTGTGGAAAGCTAAAGACCATAGTTTGGTCAGGCTTAAACACATCAGGTTCTGAAGGAATACCTTGATCAACCATGAACTGTGTTAGAGGGTCTTTCATGTCACCACGAACACGCCGAATGTAATACTCACTATGACGCGCGTGTATCCCACTCGCAGAGTCACACAGTTGTGACACCGTTCCCGAAGGTTTATTGCAAGTAATAGCTGCGGATACAGGGATGCCTAGCTTTTCAGCCCACAACTTATTTGTTTCCACTGCGATCCACTTTAGGTGCTCAAGTGTTTTATCAAGCCCTGTGTTCTTCAGGTTCATTAATGGATTATCCATTACCCCCGTGAGAGACACACCGAGCAATCGTTCTTCGGCTGTATTTCGTTGCCACACTTTACGCAAATATGGGAACTGTATGAAAGTGGACTGAATAGTTCCGAGAATAGTCGCAAGTCGAACTTTTCGTTCCAAGTCTTTAATATTGTCTGTAGCACGAACCACGACCTCCGTTAGGTTGCAAAACTGATACGGTCGCAAAATTATCTCCGAACACGGATTAGTTCCGAAATCGTAAGAGTCATCCCTGCGACCATTCTTTTTAGCTTGTTTCTTTGATGCTTCACGGTTGAAGATACCACGTTCACCAGAACCTGACTCAACCAATGCCATCCACTCACGCATGAACGAGAGGCTGTCAGGCTTCTCAGTGTAGGATACTGAGTTGTTAGCCAAAGCACGTTGTGGGTCATTCTCCCACCACTGCCCTGACTTGGCATGGCGCATCCGATCATCCGAAAGGTTTGACAAGCTGATCATTGCAGAGCGGCGTACACCACCAACAACGACCACCTCACCGATCTTACACATCAAATCATGGCACTCCAAGGATGACAATTTACGACCAGCGGCTTTCTTAAAGACATCAACAACGAAGTTGAAGAGATCGACAAGAGGCGCTGGGCCAGAAGCACGGCCACCAAAGGTTTTCAATTTGGCTCCCGCTGGGCGTACCTTAGAGACATCCCAAGATGGAACCTCACCAGAATACAGAAGAGCAATGAGTTGCCGCAGAGCTTTAGCCCAACCTTCTTTGCTGTCTTTGACGATAATGGTTGTATCGCTATCAAACATCAATTCAGGAACTTCTGGCAATTTATTAATGTACTGCCGCTCTACCGAGAACCCCACACCTGTACCACACAATAGGATAAACATGGCTTCATCAAATGATTTGGGATCGTCTACGGGTAGATAGGAACAGTTATAACCTGCGGTGTTGTCCCGCTCCAAAGCAGGACCTGAGGTCATCAAGGCTCTCATGGAAGGCATAACGTCTAAGCTAAGGATAGCCTCACGGATATCTTTAACAGCGGAAGCAGATAAGCTGTCTTTTCCCTGTAGATTTTTACCGACAACATTCTCGATATAACGCTCTACTGTTTCACTCCAGCTTTCACGGCGTTGCTCGTCATCGAGCCACCGTGCATAACGTGATGTGTGAATAAATGCTTGATAGTCTGTAGGTAGATAGTTGTTCATTCGCCACGGCCCCGCTGGTCTTTGTCTTCTTTCAGCCAAACCATTCGATCAATATCCGAACGATTAATTCCGATATCTTTCAATTCACGATCTGAAAGCCTGTTAAGTATTTTGATTGCTGCCCTGTGTTCTGACCACATGACGCAATATCTCATGAACCTAACGATGATGTTGTTTACGAACCTTGTTTTCATCGGTTGTCACCTGAGCCAGCTAAGGTCCCACGCTTCTTACGTTCCGATAGT